AGCTCTAACTTTTGCTGCTGCGCGATTGTAGACGGGTTAGAAAGCTTGAGAGTAAAATCGATAAGATCTTCTCCGTCGAACCCACAAGAATAAAGGTGTACAGCAGCAATCTTATTTAATTCAGATATCATGACCCTTTGAACTTTATTAATTGTTCTTGAAAATCTAATGTCTTCCTGGGCAAGCGTTGCTTTAGAGCTAAGCGCTTCATCATATCCTAGGTAAGCCTTCGGAACCTTGAGGGCAGCAAAGAGCTTCTTTTGAATGTACTCAACATCTTCAATTGCAGTTGTATTTTGGCCGCCGGCGAGAGTATCGATAGCAGTTCCATCTTGCTGGCCGCGCACGGGAAGGAAATAATCCTCATCAACTGAAAGTGGGTTGTACCTTAAATCTACTCTTCCTGTTTTCTTATCAACGACTTGGTTACTTCTAAGTGCAGTCTTTGCCTGCTGCATATAAGTTTCAACTTCTTCTGGCGGGACGTTACCAACATCAATTTTAAAAACGCGGCGTTCGGGGGATCGAATCACGCGGTAAACTAACATTGCGTCTTCGATAAGAATAAGCTGGCGCCAAATTCGGCGCGCTGGCTCGATAACAGAAGAACCGTATGGAAGAAATGCATCATTACCTAAAAGTCTAAAATGTGCAATCTGCCAATTTTCTAAAATCTTATTTCCCTGGGTTACCCATCGGAATCGAACAGCCATGGGATCATCAGGATCAAATCCTTCTTCGCGCTCAATCTCATTTACAGGGATTGGAATTCCGTTCATAACACCGTAATCAGGTGAAATATCCAGGAACAAGAAAAAGTCTCCGTATTTGCACAAGTTTCTTGCCCACGGATTTAAATTGAATTCTATGTTCAGATTGTCATAGAACAAATCTTCTAGTGCATTTCTGATCTTGTCGTTTTCTGAGTAGATGTGGAGGCACCGACCTACTTCATCTTGGGACACAGATTCGTCAGAATAAATGTCAAGAGCTGACGCTATTTCTGGCGTAGCTTCCATTTCCTGGAAGTCTGCGTATCTTGACATGCGATCGTACATTCCGTACGCACTGATCGCATTTGCATAGACATGACTTTGAGATTTCTGGAACTGCTGTAAAAGAGATCCCATGTTTGGCGCACGAGATGCTCTAACTTTTCTTTTAACTAGCGGTCCAGATCTAAAGAGCCGGGTGAGCCTATTAAAGAAATTGTCGTTGTCGGCCATATTGCCGCTCCTACATTAAGGGTAGTGAGCACTACGTCAAATAAATATAATCTTTTTCAGGTTTTGTAAAGCTATTTAAGTAACCAGTCATACGCAGACCTAGAATTGAAATTTTTATTTCCCTTTTCCCACTGCTCTTGCTTGACGGGTTTAAAGGGGTTGAGTGGGAAAGGAGCTGTTTTCTCGTGAGATAGTTCTGATGCGTCTCTTGACTCTGCAGAAAAACCCGCCAGTATCGCTTTGTTAAGGCCTGCTCTTGATTCGCCGCCGGCGCCAAATAGATCAAAAAGCCACGTTCCAATTGCAAGGCTCATAACTAGATCATCATGCTGGCCTCTCATGGCTTGAGCTTTCTGGCCTTTCCAGATGAAGGTCTTGAGTTCATCGTATAGGCGCTGGGAATAACACCTGATCATTTTATTTCTTATCATCTCTTCGAGCTTTGAAATGATTTGAACTCTAGACTGCCCTTGAGTTGAGAATCCCCCCACATCTTTTTCAGCTTGAGGTATATAATTTCCTAAATAGACCCCTCGAGATTTCTGGTAATAAATATTTGGGTAATTCAACTCTTTTAGCTTCATTACTGTAGTGTAGCCGAACGTGTTGTTTTCAGGAGCCAAGAGGGCATCGTTATATTGCCGCCCCAGAGCATCTAGCATTTCTCCAAACCTATCAGGCGGGATCTTTCCTTTGTATTCAGCCACAACTTCGCAAGTAGTGACATCAATAACATGACACGTGGAATAATCTTTGGCGTCACCTCTAGATACATCAGCTGATATCACATACTTGTGCGCTGCGAGGGGATTTTCCCAAACCCAAAGATTTCTATCTTCAAATCTTCTCTCTCGAGGTGCCCTGATAGATTCTCGTATCCATTCAAGATGATCAGCTTGTAAGAATGTTTCGCCCGAAGCTACGAAGTCGCATAGAAGCTCTTGCGCGATCTGGCGCTTGGACATATTTCGGGTTTCTTTTTGAAACCATTCTTCGCCCCTTTCAGGGTGAACATCCCAAGGTAAGTTAATCGAATTGAATTCGTTCTCACCTAGTATTGCTGCTGTGTACAGTTTGTGATATTGGCCACCAACTCCATTTGGAGTAGAAAGAACGATAGCACGCCCACCGGTAGATAGCGTAGGATACAAGCCCATCCACAGGGTGTCAAAGTTCTTGACGAATGCTGCCTCATCTATAATAAGAAGGGACAAAGCCTCAGAACGACCAGCGTCATCGGAGGTTGGTATAGCTTTAATAACTGATCCGTGACTGAATTCTATTGTCTGCTTGTTGTCAGCAGTAACTTCAGGTAATACGAGCCAGGGCGGTAGCGACTTTAACATCACTTTAACTTTTCTAATAAAGTTTTGAGCAACTGAAAGCTTTGTCGCGATGACTAAGATGTTCTTATCCCGCTGGAAAATTCCCATCCACAGGGCGTAGGCCGCAACCAAAGTAGAAAGACCCAGCTGCCGGGACTTAAGGATTACATTAAACCTGTTATCGTTGAAATGGGTAACGCAGTCATCTTGAAAAGAATACGTCTCGAAAGGGATTAAGCCTCTCGTAGGATGCTGTATTCGAACATATTTTTGCATAAAGTAAAGAGAATCTTTTCCGCATCGGATTATCTCTTTAACTTGGGCCTGTTTTCCGGGCTTAGAAGCCATTAAACACTCACGTCATAGACCGTGTTTCGTCTGTAATATACCTGGCGGACCGGACTGTAGATATTGTGGCTAACAAGCTCAACGCTGTCAGTTGATGAAACCTCTTTGAGTTTTAAGGACTTTTCCATCGCAGATCGGTAAGACTTTTTCAGGCTATCTACATAATCCTTTGTCATCTTTACAGATTCTCTTTCAGCTTGTCTAGATGCTGGATTCTTAGGATCAAGCAGATTGCGTTCATTTTCGTGCAAGGTAATAACTGTGACGAACTTTACTACCAGCCTGTCTTCTCCTGATTCTCCACTTAAGTGACACTTTATAGCGCGGCCTGCAGGAACCTGGAATGTCTTCTCTCCGGTTGATGAATAACCGAAGGATGTGTCTATTAACTGGCCAATTGCATTGACGTCTTCAGATGAAAGCATGTTTCTTACCTCGTTGTGGTTGTAGAGCGATATTAAATATCACACGAAACTATAATTTTAATCTCGAAACTATCTTGGTGCGCTTTTCAACTTCTAGCCTAATCGCTTTTTTGCTCGGGCGCCACCCTTCCAGCCATTTTTTCTTATTCAGACCTTCTGCCCAAGTTATAGCACATTCTCGACAACATTGATGTTCTCGCCAAGATTGAGAATCAACAAGGCTCTTCATGAAAAAATTACACACGTCACATGAAATTGGAGGAACTTCAATGATCGTGTCCTTGATTATCACGAAGCCTTCTTTGTGATAAATGACTTCCTTATTTAAGTTCGACATAAGAATCTATCCCCTTGTTGCCTATCTCAATAGTTTGATCAACAACATCTTTTACAGCATCGACGTGTGTAATCACAAGTATATTTTTAAACCACGTCTTAAGGGAAGTTAAAAGTCTGTTACATGCTTCAACGTTTGTCTCATCAAGGGCACCGAAGCCTTCGTCAATAATCAGTATATCAGTCTTAGGTAATGATGACACATTAAGAAGGGCGACTCTCATTGCAAGAGACGATATCATCTTTTCCATCCCGGAAGCCAGCTCAATAATGCGCTTGCTGTCCCCGTAATCCAGGTAGATATCAAGTGCATTAGAATCGACATCAGCATCAAGCTTGACAGTAAAATCAGCTACGCTGCTAAGAATCTTCTCGATCTCAGAATTAATTACAGGAAGCTGGGTTCGAATGATCTGGGTTGGGATCCCCTTCTTAGACCAGGACTGCATAAGAAAGTCATATATCTTCCACGTTTTACGCAATTCAGCAAACTCATCACGTTCAATCTGGAGCTTTTTAATCTGGCTATCGGTATTTCCTTTCATTTCTGCTGCGGAAATACGCTGTGCATCATTCTGTTTAACCTGGCTGCTAATGTCGTCCAGCATGTCCTTGACTCTCCGGGCAGCCTCAGTTAGATTCGAAGTATTGACTCGAAGCTTCATCCCCACAAGAACCTTCTTGCAACGAAGCATGTGATCCTCTGCAACGTCTAAGTCTCGAGAGAAAAGATCATACGCAGATTGTTTACGTGACATCTGAACTTCTGTCTCAGAGAGACGTTTAAGGAGTTCATCATATTTATCGATCTTCTTCTTAAGGTTCTGGTCCTGCAGCTTCTTCACTGCGCGTCGGATTGCGCGCAACTGTGAGGATTGCTCATCTATCGCATCTTTTTGTTGCGCAATGAGCTTATTATGTTTATCAGACTTTTTAACGTAAGGGCACTTGGGATGGTGTACAGTACATGAGCAGGGTTCCTGCTTCTTAGCTAGCTTTTTCTTATTTTCAAGAATCTGCTTCTCAAGCTCTCGTTGGTGCTCAAGGCTCGTTAGGCCTCGCTCGAGATCTTGTAGGTTCTCATACTGCTCTCGAATCTCAGAAATCGGGAACTGCTCTTTAACAGATTCGATAGCCTCAACCTGCGCGCTAAGCTTTTCAATCTCATCGACACATTCATCGCACTTAGTAGTAAGATCATCAAACCCCACTTTTGCTTTTCTAAGTTCTGCTTTTTGCTCGTCAACTTCTCGTTCATCGACAAGGTCGTCCTCACTGAAGTTGCTCAGTTGTATCTGGAGCTTTTGCTGGTCTTCGCGCAGACTAATTAAGACATGTTCAATCTCTTCGATTTGACTGTTATACTTTCTACGTTTATTTCTAAGTGAAACAATAGAAGCGTTCCAGTCCCTTTCAGGATAATTGCTCATCTTGCCTCGAATAGATGCCGAATCATGCTTTACAAACTCAGCCATCCTCTCGAAAATATCTAGATCTAAGAATTTAGATAGAATAGTCTTGCGATGAGAAGATCCGTGGCTGATAAAGTGATTCATGCTTCCTTGTGTAGCCAATGAGGTTATCAAGAAATCTTCAGCTGTCCCGAGCATCGTCCGTATAGTCTTTTCAGTTTGAGTCCTCTGTTCACCGTTAAGATCTTCAACGATATTACCCATCGGATCTTCTTGATAAAAATTAAGAGAAGTGATTGCAGAGACGTGCCCCTTCTTGTCTTCCTTGCGTACACTTTGGCGCTCTACAACATACTGTTTATTGTTAGCTGAAAATCTCATCTTAACATTACAGTGTCCTTTTCGACTATTGATTACGTGAAGGTTCTTGATTGTGCCTCGATCGGTGGAATTAAAAAGAGCGTAGACAAGCGTTCCAACGATGGAAGACTTTCCGCTTCGGTTCTTGCCCAGGATACCAGTAATCCCATTCAGATTCTCAAAGTTGATCTTGTTTCCCTTTCCATAAGAAAACATATTGTCAAATTCAATATCTTTGATAGACCACTTGATATTTCGAGCCACATCTTCATCTTGTGTTGCAAGAGCGATGTATCGATCCACAAGCTTGCTAATCTCCTCCCACTCCTCTTCATCGAACTTTACAGCTGGTGCATAGTCTTCAAGAATCTTCATTTGAATCTTGGGGTCACGAAGATCTTCCTTTTTGATAAGAGCTTCGCTATCTATGATATCATTGGCATCTACTTCTTGATCAAACTTCCAGACAACCTCTTTAGCATTCCTTACAAGCTTTAGCTCATTGTGGATCTGCTTGATCTCAAGCTGGGGAATATTCTCAGTAGTACGAATCCTGAAGCGTGAGCCCTTCTTGTACTTCTTTGCCTCGTGTAGAGTGTCTCGAACATTACCCTGCCAATCGACAGTAACAAAGGGGTGCGGGTTGGTTAGACGGTGGAAGGTAAGATCAAAGTCATCTGCGGATCTGATATCCCAGAAGATAAAGCCTTTATCAGGATCTTCTCCGTAGTTCTGCTGGACTGTGGACCCAGGGTAGGCAATGGTCTTTTCCTCGTTCAGGATCTGGAACTTGTGTATGTCACCCAACATTGTGAAGTCGTAGGGATCAAAGAAGTTAAGAGGTACGTCACCTTCTAACTCCCAGTTCTGGTCTGTCTTAGAACCAACCACACACCCGTGGAAAGTGGCAATGTTGATCTCACCCTCAACTGGCTTAACATCTTTCCAGCCCTCTTCGTCAAAGCATGAGAAGATTGCCCAGTTGTAGCCGGGCACACCAGTTGGATAAATACCTGATTTCTTGTACAGGAAAGCATTAGGATGATCGAGTGCATCAAAGATCGGGGTAATAGCATCCTGTCGCCCGGAATTTACAAGATTTCCATCAT